TGTAACTTTGAATGTCGTGGCTTCGGTCAAGATAGAGATAAATCCAAATGGTTACCTGAAGCTCAGATGCCTCACAACCAAAACCATCCTAATGTAAAAACAATTAAAGATTTACCAGTTCCTCATGTTGGGTGTGATAGTTCATTCAGTTGGGGAAAGAAGTGGGGTCATCTAGCTGAGAATGATGATATTGAAACCATCATTAAAAAGATGGATGAGCTTACAAACTGGTATGGTGAAAAGGAAAGAATGGAAGGTGATTTGTCACCTGTATTAAAACAAGATGATGGAGCTCACTTAGTTATTACTGGTGGTGAACCATTGCTTAAAGGTTTTCAACCAGCAGTAAGAGAATTAATTACAAGTCCATTATTGAAAACAAGATATGTTACATTTGAAACTAATGGTACACAAATCTTTACACCAGAAAATTCACCAGAGTATATGCAAAAGTTTGGTGTAGGTAAGAATTGTGGAATTACTTGGTCTGTATCACCTAAACTTTCCAATAGTGGTGAAAGTTTTAGTGATGCAATTAGACCAGAAGCATTGGCATCATATAATGCATGGCCTTATTCATATTTGTATTTGAAGTTTGTTGTTAGAGATGCATTTGATATAATAGAAGTAGAACAAGCATTAAAAGAGTATGATAACGCAAGAGTTAATATAGATGCAGTATATCTAATGCCTGAAGGTGGTACAAGTGATGGTATGAAATTAACAGAATATGAAGTAGCACAACTAACATTAAAACATGGTTATAAGTATAGTCCTAGACTACATATAAATCTCTTTGGAAATGAGTGGGGTACATGATGGCAGGAAAAGATGTGAAAAAAAGAGGTCGTTCAGGAGCAAGAGGTATACCTAAAGTTGATAAAGTACTAGATAAGGAGATGTTTATAGATAAATATACAGATGAAAACGGAAAACATATTCGTCTTGGAAAGTTTAGACTTTCACATGAAGTTAATAATTTATTAGCAAATATAGCTTATCAGTTAAAAGTTTCAAGGTCAGAATTGGTAAGAACAATATTAGAAACTTATGTAAGACATTATCAAGAAGCTAAAGAAGTAAATGCCAGACCATATTTAACACCAGCACTTTCTATTGAGTCTTGGTTACAAGAAAGAAATGATTTTACTATTTTAATGAATCAACTCAAAGAACAAAATAGGTTGATTCAAGAAAACTCAAAATCACCAGAAGTTAAAGTGATGTCAACACAAATGGCTATACTAGCCCAAATGTTAAACCTTACAAATAAGAATGTGATATGAATAAATATAATTATTATTATGATGAGTACTTAAAAGATGTTAAAGATATAGTAGAAAGATATAAAAAAGTTCCTAGTCTACATATTGTTGGTGTCCATCGTGGTTCACTACCTATAGCTGTTCATTTAAGTAATGTGCTTGAATGTCCCATGAGTATTGTTAAGTTTCAACACATGGATGGTAATGATAAAAAAGCAGAGTGGTTATTAAACCTTACAGATGATGTTAGTATTAGACCAGACAAATGTAAACAGTTTTTTCCTAGATTACTTGTTATAGATGATGTTTATGATACTGGTACAACCTTTAGAGCTATTAAAGAATTACCAGAATTTCAAAATAATCCTGACTATTGTTTACTTGCATTATTTGGAAATAAAAATGATGATGATGTTTCTTATATACATGAACAACTTTATAGGTGGATTGTATATCCTTGGGAAAGAGTAGCAGGTGGATTATGAAATATCAAAGTACAAAAACTTATGGTAATGATAGAGGTTTGAGTTGTTGTTTTAGGCAATGGAGAGCAGACCATAGCCATTGTAGCTTATTACACGGATATAGTCTGGGATTTCGTTTTGTTTTTGAATCAGATACTTTAGATGAAAGAAATTGGGTTTATGATTTTGGTGATTGCAAATGGATTAAAGAATTTCTGGAAGATACTTTTGACCATACCTTAGTTATTGCAAGTGATGATCCTGAGGTAGAATTATTTAAAGGTTTATATGAGAAAAAGGTGTGTAAGCTTTGGGTATTGGATAATGTTGGTTGTGAAAAGTTTGCAGAACTGGTATATGTATATGTAGCACCAACCCTTAAAGAAAAAACAGAAGGGAGAGTTAGTTTACATAGTGTTGAGTGTTTTGAGCATGGAGCTAATAGTGCAATTTATTTAGGTTAATTGAGAGGAGTTTATATAATGAAAATATCTGAAAAGATTAAAGCTGCATTGACTGATGGTTATTTAGCTAACGATACAATCTATGATGTTATTAATGATGATGATAGAAAAGAACTTATAGAAGAGGTTGCAGAATCATTTCAAGGTGTATTGAATTCTTTGGTTATAGATACAAAGAATGACCACAATACACAAGAAACAGCAAAACGTGTAGCTAAAATGTTTATCAATGAGATTTTTCGTGGCAGATATTATCCCCCACCCTGTGTTACAGCATTTCCCAATGCAAAACAATATGACCAGATTTATATGTCTGGCCCTATAACAATTAATTCAACTTGCGCACACCATTTCCAAGCAATTTCTGGAAAGGCATATGTTGGAATCTTCCCGGGAAATAAAGTTATTGGATTATCCAAGTTTAATCGTATGGTTGATTGGGTTGCATCCAGACCACAAATCCAAGAAGAAATGACAGAACAAATTGCAGATATGATTGAGAAAGAAACTGAAGCAAAAGGTGTAGCTGTTATTGTTAAAGCAGAACATTTTTGTATGACAGCAAGAGGTGTCAAAGAGCATGAGAGTGATATGGTAACATCTGTTGTTCGAGGTATTTTTCGTGAAGAACCAACAACAAAGGCAGAGTTCTTTTCTTTGTTAAGTAATATGAAAGGGATGAGATAATGACAGCGTATAGTAAAAAGATTTCAAATTTTTCTATGAAGCAAACATATAAAAAAAACACTTATGATGATAAACGTAGTCGAGATGTTATGTGTGATGACCTTCAGAGAAGGTTTCCTAATTTAGATATAAGAATAAATGGAAAGTATGATTTTTGTGATTTGGCTGCTTATGACAAAGATGGTAATTTGGTATGTTTTTTTGAATTAGACCATACCAATTCACAAACTTTACATTGGCCATGGTATTCTATACTTGAAAGGAAAATAGAAAGTATGAATGAAATGAACCAAATTGCACCCGTAAATATGGTTTGGATAACTTCTCAATTAACACAATATAGAATGTTGCCATTGTTTCTTGTACCAAATTGGAAAAATTATCCTTTAAAAGTGATTCCATATAAAAAAAATGAAGATATTGAAAACTTGGTACATCCAGACGATTTTCATATCAGAATACCTTTTAAAGATTTAAAGACAAATCCTATTTATACTGTAGGAGAATATTAATGGTAAACATGGTAACTAGTGGTAAACAGAAAGCTACTGGTAAATCTGTTTTATTATATTCTGGTGGCATGGATAGTTTGATGTTTGACTATTTAATGAAGCCTGATGTATTATTGTATATTCCAACTGGCAGTGAATATGAAATGATAGAAAGTAGTAAAATACAATTACTTGGTAAATATGGTTATTTGGATGAAGATAAATTGGTTGTTTTATCCCGTGTTTTAAATTTAAGTCAGTTTGAACGTGATGATGCAATCGTTCCGAATCGTAATGCACACTTGATGTTGTTGGCTTCTATGTATGGTGAAAATCTAATACTTGGAAGTGTTCAAGGAGATAGGTCATTTGATAAAGACCCAATTTTCTATGATAAAATGACAGACTTGTTAAATCATATGTGGAAGGAACAACATTGGACTGAGGAACGTGTTTTTAAAGTTAGTTCTCCATATAAAGATAAAACAAAGACGGAGATTGTTAAAGAGTATCTGGAAAAGGGTGGAAGTGCAGACGCATTACTGCTTTCATGGAGTTGTTATGATCCACAATCAAGATTTCTTTTAGACCCCGAAAGGGCTTGTGGATGGTGTAAACCATGTTTTCGTAAATGGATTTCACTTCATAATAACAATATAAATATTCCAGAAGATTATTATGCAAACAATCCATGGGAAGCTCCATGGCTTGAAAAGTTAATTCCTTCTGTACTTGAAAAGAATTATCGAGGAAAAGAAGATTATGATTGGTGTGAAGCCTTAACAAGTAAAGGAGTTATATGAAAGACGCAATATATATACCAGCTTATAGTGATGGTTTAATGACATTGTTGGAAAAGGATGATAAACATATTAGAGAAGATTATCAAACTGATTTTGATAAAAAGAAATCGTTAAGGATTTATAAAAAAGATAATGATTCTTATTTCAAGAATTATTTTATGTTGATCTCTGCCGGTACATCACATAAAAGAGAAAACTTTAGAAAAACAATACAAGCTGAAGATGCTATGGTATTTGTTGATAGTGGAGGATATCAGTTAGCACATTCAACGGTTAATACTGTAAAATATACAGATGATGTAGCATTGAAATGGTCAGAACAGAATGGTGATATATTTCCAATTCTTGATAGACCGACATTTACGCTTGGAATGATGAGAGATGGAAAACCAGTGTCACCTTATAAAGATTATCAAGAATGTTTGGATTTGTCAGTAAACTCTGCAAGACATTATGCAGAAAATCGTACACGTTCAGATGCAAAAATCTTAAATGTTATACAGGGTCAAACCATACCACAGGTTAAGAAGTGGTATGATGAAATAAAGAAGTATCAGTTTGAGGGTTGGGCATATGGTGGTACTAGAGGCAATTTAGGTCGTATTGTACCTGCAATATTGTTTTTAATCAAAAATGGTGAGTTTGATAGATCAGAATGTAAGTATTTTCATATTTTTGGTGTTACTTCAAATGAGAGTATGATTTATTTTCAATATCTTCAAATGTTGTTAAATAAGGCTGGTATTGATATACAGCTTACATATGATTCTACTTATTGGAATAGAACTTGTGTTTTTGGTGGTTATTTTACAGAAGCTAGATATATTACTGGTACAGGTATGGCATCTATGAGTTGGCCTAATACCATTGATTATAAAAAATTATCAAAAGATTTTAAGATGCCATGTCATTGTCCAATTTGTGAAGATTTAGGAGATGTTTATTCATTTTTTAATCATTATAAGACTGATAAAGATGGAAATGAAAAAATATCATTTAGAGATTTTAATATGAGTATAGCTTATCATAATTTATATTTGCAATTAGAGTATCTTGAAAATGTTACAAGAATTTTAAAGTCAAATATGAAAGAAATTTATTTAGAGTTTTTTCCAAAGAAAATATATGACAACTTGATCTTTTTAGATGAAGTATTCAATAATATGTCAAAAGATTGGGAATGTGAGTTAAATAATAGATTTTTAAAAATTGAAGATAATGCAGATTTGCTTAAGTTTATGTGATGAAAAATATTTTCATTCGACACCTTTTGAGTATTATAAATAAATTATGTAAAGGGGGTAAAACGATGGAAGAAAAAGACAAGCCAAAAAAACCAGTCACACCTAGTGATTTAGCTAAAAGTGATGATAAATCTAAAGAAGAACCTAAAGATACAGATGTTCCTAAGTTTGATGAAAATGGACATCTTTTTATTGACCTTTCTATAGATGATAGTGCCTTGGTTGTTAGGAATGATGGCTCTATTGAATTGATTAGTCACGATTTAGAGAATTCAGATGAGGGTTATGTTGGTGATGTTGAAGATTTAAATAAAACATTTTCATTGGTGTTAGCGTTAGCATCAGCATTAGAAGATGAAGATTTATATAATCGTATATTCCATAATCTTAATATGACATTGATGCGTAAGTGGGACAATATGCCTGATAATATTAAGAATGATATTATTGAAAAACGAAATAAGATAGATGAAGGGCGTGATGAAGATGAAGATGTAGAAAAGAAAAAACGGGTTGATGAATTTCGTAAGCGAATGAGTAAATATAAAGATAGATTTCTTGATGATGCTGAGGAAGAAAAAAGAAAGTTGCAACAGGATATAAAAGATGAAGAAGATTTTCATAGAAGGTATGGAAGTCAATTTGGTGAAGACCATGAACGTCCAGATCACATGGCAGGGCCTGAGAATATGTTTGAACGAATGGAGTCACGGCCTAAAAAGAAGATTAAGAAAAAGAAAGCTTCTTTGCCAAGGGCAGGCACACATTGGAATCCATACGATGAAACATTGAAAGCACATTTTAGAGATTGGCAATCTGATGAACCTCCTAAAGAAGAGGAAGACTAAATGAATCCCTTTGAGTATGCACATGATTTGATTACAAAAGAAAAGTATGACTCTGATATACCTGATAGGAAAGACTATAAGCAGTTTCTTCTTAACAGAACCTTGTCATATCACAATGACCTGATTCACTATATCAATGAGTTGAATAGATACCCTGATATAAGTGATAAAGGTCACTATGATTTTATCAATGCAGCTGTACCAAAACAAAAGAGACAAAAGAAGTATTGGGTTAAGGGTAAGAAGTATGAGAACATGGAAGTTGTAAAAGAGTATTATAAGTATAGTACAGACAAATGTATTACAGCCTTGTCAGTTTTGACTGACAAGGATATTAAAAACATACGAAATAAACTATTCAAAGGTGGTAGTTCTTAATATTATAAATAACTATATTATGTATTATATCTATTATTGAAGCTGATTTGAAAGGAACACAAAATGAATGAGAATGTTAAATGGTCAATCGAAGACATGATAGAAGTTCGATTGAAAGAAGATGATGATTTTTTGAAAGTTAAAGAAACCCTCACACGAATTGGAATAGCATCACGCAGGGAAAAGAAATTATTTCAATCTTGCCACATACTCCACAAACAAGGTAAATATTATATTGTTCATTTCAAAGAGCTCTTTGCTCTTGATGGCAAACCTACTAATATTTCCGAGAACGATCTTGAACGTAGAAATACAGTTGTAAATCTTTTAAACGAATGGGACTTGGTTGAAATTGTTTCACCCGAAAAAGCACAACCAACTACTAGTATTCGTCAAATGAAAATTTTACCGTTCAGTGAAAAGTCTGAATGGGATTTACAAGCTAAGTATACAATTGGTAATGTATCTATTAAAACCACAAAAGAACCTAAAGAAAAACCTTTTGAAATAAATGATGATGATTTTGCTTTATGATTAAAAGTATTTTATTATGTATGTGTTTTATTTTGTTTACTGGATGTTCATCTATCGGAGAACTTGTTTTAAATACAGCTGCAGGTGCTCTTGGAAATATGTTAGATAGAAGAATTGACGAACCAACTGAAAATGAAAAGGAGAAAAAAGATGAATGTGAAGATTGTAAAGATGATAAGCGGTGAAGAGCTTATTGGTGAGTTTGATGAATTAACTAGAACAATAACTAATCCAGTTGTAATGATTCCAGTGAGCAAAGAACAGATTGCTTTCCAGCCATGGATGCCATATTCCGAAGATAAAGAATATACACTAAAAGAAGAATCTATTAATGTAGTAGCTACTCCCAGTTCTACTATTATGAATGAATATAGCCGTATATATGGCTCAGGTATTGTTGTACCTACTGATACGGGGGGTATTATCTCATAACTTCTTCCTTGTATTATGAACCCTCTTTTGATATAATATATACACTATGAAATTTTATACTTATGCTAGTCAGGTTTTCAATAAGATTTATGTGCGTGAAATAGATAATAAAGGTGAGGAATACTCTGAAACTGTAAATTTCAAACCAACCTTATACGTCACCACTCCAAGAGAACAAGCAACCTTTAGAAGTTTAGATAATAAACCTTTAGGTGATGTTACATTTGGCTCAATAAAAGAATGTAAAGACTTTCTTGAGCAATATGATAATGTAACTAACTTTAAAGTTTACGGAAACAAGAATTTTGTTTTTCAATATCTTTCTGAAGAATATGCTGATGATGTTCAATGGGACAAGTCTAAAATATTAATTTACACGATTGATATTGAAGTTGCTTCGGATAATGGATTTCCAGATATCCGATTAGCTAACGCACCCATAACATCTTTGACTGTTCATAATAGCATCAGCGATGTTTATTATGTTTTTGGTACAGGTGAGTATACTCCTAACGATCCCGAAAAAACAATAAAGTATTTTCGTTCAGATAACGAAGAAGAAATGATGGAACTCTTCTTAGGTTGGTGGAAATATAATCCGCCACATATTGTTACTGGCTGGAATTGTAAGTTTTTTGATATTCCTTATATCGTTAATAGACTGAAATACCTTAACCTTGAATATAAACACCTTTCCCCTATAAACAGAGTAGTCGATAGGAATGTAGTTATCGCAGGCCGTGATAATATGTTTTATACTATTATAGGTGTATCGACATTGGATTATATTGACTTATATAAGAAGTATACCTATAAAGTCCGTGAATCCTATCGTTTGGACTATATTGGCCAAGTTGAGCTTGGTATGGGTAAAGTCACTGATGAGCAGATGCAAGGGTATGACTTATATAAGACAGATTACCAGAAGTTTATCGAATATAACATAAAAGACGTTGAGATTGTAAAGAAACTTGACGATAAGATGAAGTTGTTGGATTTAATCATAACTATAGCTTATGAGTCTAAGATTAATTTTGAGGATGTTTTTTCTCCGGTAAAAACTTGGGAAACGATTATTTACAATTTCTTGAAAGACCAGAATATTGCTGTACCACAGAATCGCCATAGAGGTGAATCAAAGGGTATTGAAGGTGGATATGTAAAAGACCCACACTTAGGATTACATAAATGGGTTGTATCGTTTGACTTGAATTCACTTTATCCACATTTGATTCAGCAATACAATATTAGTCCAGAAACCATATCACATGATGAGGTTTTAAAGATTAAGTATAATGATGGTGTTAATGGTTTACTAGAGAAAAGATTAGATACAAAATATCTCAAAGAAATGAATATGACCTTGACTCCGAATGGTCAGCACTTCTCTACAAAACGCCAAGGGTTTTTACCAAAGTTGATGAAGGCCATGTATGATGAAAGAGTTATTTACAAAAAGAAAATGCTTGAAGAGGAGCAGAGATTAGAAGACGGTAATTACAAAAATAAAGAAGAGGTTGTAAATAATATATCAAAATTTAATAATGTCCAGATGGCTAAGAAGATTCTTCTTAATAGTGCTTATGGTGCATTAGCAAATCAATATTTCTTATATTACTCACCCGAACAGGCAGAAGCTGTTACGATGTCGGGTCAGTTGTCGATTCGTTGGATTGAAAAGTATATAAATAGATTCATCAACGATTTATTAAAAACGGGAGATACGGATTATGTTATCGCATCGGATACGGATAGTATATACATCACGTTTGATAAACTGGTTAATGAAGTGTGGGGAGAGGGAGCTGAGACTGAAAAGGTTATTCCCTTCTTGGACAAAATGTGCAAGGATAAAATTGAACCATATATTAGTGAGTGTTATCAAGTTCTTCATTCGTATGTAAATTCATACGAGCAAAAGATGGTGATGAAAAGAGAGTCGATAGCTGACAAAGGTATTTGGACAGCTAAGAAAAGATACATTTTAAATGTATATGATTCTGAGGGTGTAAGATACAAAGAACCTAAATTAAAAATTATGGGTATTGAGAGTGTTAGAAGTTCTACTCCGCAATGGTGCAGAGAGAACATACAATCGTTGATAAACACTATTATCAATACAGACGAGCAAACAGTAATACAAGCTATTGAAGATTTTCGTGAGGTATTCAGAACATTAAAGTTTAGTGACATTGCTTTTCCTAGAGGTGTCAAAGGACTTTCTAAATACAAATCTTCAAAAGATATTTACATCAAGGCAACACCTATTCACGTTAGAGGTACGTTGTTGTTTAACCATCAACTCAAGGAGAGAAACTTAACAAAGAAGTATCAGTTAATCCGTGATGGTGAAAAGATTAAGTTTGCATATTTGAAAGAGCCAAACATACTCGGTGAGAATGTGATTGCTATTGCAACC